AGCCATGCGGCGGCTTTGGGATCGTGTTCGTTGTAATAGTTCATAGCCTTGGACGAATCCCGCTAAACTCCTCATACGCCCGCTCGTCTTGCGCCCGGCAAGCGTAGATGAAAGCACCACGGGCGAACGATACGGCGGCAATCAGGCCGACCATGGCGAGGATGAACAGCAAGGCCCCGAGAATGGGCATGCTCATAAACGCGCTGATCGACCAGACACCCACTGCCAGGCTCGCGAAAAAGGATGCCGCTGCCCATAGACCGGAGTCGATGGCTTTGGCTTTGAGTCGTTCGGAGCGTTTCATTGCCGGCCTCCTCCCATTGTTACGAAGGCGTGCCAGACGGCGACGGTCACGCAGATAACTGCGGCCCACGATAGGATTACGATTTCGATGGTTGTCATTTGCGTGATAAGTTAAGTTTGCGCCGGGTGGCCTCGGCATGCGCCTCGGAGAGCTTGATGTCTTTCCAGGTGCCGAGGTGGCTTGATGCCTCCAGGGTGGCGATGCGCTCGATCAACTCGGGCGTGGTTAGTGCGGTTGGGTGCTTAAATGCGGGGATGCTCACGGTTTGGAATTGTTCGGGGTTGGCGATGTGATCAAGCACAAGCTCGGCATCGCGGAAGAATTGGTAGGAGTCATTCACGGACGGATTTTAGGAAGTCGAGAACCTCGCTGGTTTTGTATCTGATCAGGGTTTTCGGGATGAGGACGTAGCGTTTGATCGGTAGCCTCTCCAGCGTGTTGGATCGTATATCTAGCATACCGCAAACCTCCATTTGACTCATCCACTCGCCACGCTCGCGGGTTCGTTTCCTAGCCTCCTCAGCGGCAGCGAATGCCGCAGCAGCTTTAGCAGCCGCGAAAATCTCCGCCTCTTGGGCGGGGCTGAAGATCGTCATGGTTCAGCGTCCTCCTCGGTGGTTTCGATTGCGCCGGGTTCGGCCAGGAACTCTTCCAGCGAGACGAACAGGGAGGAGTCCCATTCGGGGTCAAACTGGTGACGCTGGACCGGTGCTTTGCCGGGGGCGAATTTCCAGAGCATGCGACCGGAGCGGAAATAGCGGGTGGTTGTCATTGGTTTATATTGGGTTGAGTTCCGCGTGTGGGATGCGCGGCCCCCGTGTGGCTCACGTTAGTTTTTACCGGGGCGCAGCAGTTTGATTTCCGCCCTTACTGATTCGATGAATTTTCTTTGCTTTGCTCTGAAAATATTTATCCCCTCGGACCCACGTTTCACGGAGCTTAGTTGCCGACCTGATACAAACGCGTTCATGCAATTAAAAAGCGATTCATACGCCCCTGCTTTATACGATGTTAAAAGGTGCTGGCTGCTTCCAGAGATGAGCCAATTCCTAAAAGTTAGAGCCGGGTTCCCTTTTTTTGCATCTTCCCCGGTAGCCACGATATGCGCAAAGTCTTCAATTTGAGGGCAGGACTTTTGGGCAAAAGCAATCGATCCGATAATCCACGCCTTTTTTGCTGGTGGGGTTTTGGCAAATAGATAGGCGTTTTCGTTTACTAATGACCCAAAGGAATCAATTCCGATCTTCATCAATTCAGCTCCGATCACATAGTTCTGGAAGCTAAAGGAAAGACTGAAAATTGCCTTGGTTGACGCGCAAACGACGTTAGTGTTTTTGACGCCGTGATGGAGGTGCATGAAGTCTGCAACGCTGCGCTTTGCGCCAACATCTATTCCCGCCATTGCGGACGGAGACACACCCCTGACGACAATCATATCCAAGGTTACACCGCTCTGAATAATAGCGTAAAGGCGGTGCTGTCCGTCGCCCAACGATCCGTCATCAAGGAATACAATACCCTGCCCAGTTGAGTGCCACCTTCCAAGCGTCATGGCCGCTGCGTATTCGTCAACCTTGCTCTGCCTTACATTTCGGTTGCATGTATTGGCTTCCAGTATCTTTTTCGCTTTTTCTGGGCCTATTTTCTCAATTGTTATTTTCATTTCTGTGCTTTGTGTTGGTTTCATTTGCTAGATGCCCACGCCAAAAACGCTGAGCGGTCTTTTTTACTGGTGTTTTTCCACGTGGATTTTAACAGCCAAAGTTTATCGCTTTCCTTTTCGGCAGCGTCGCCTTTTGCTTTTGCTTCGTCGCTTAGCGTTGGGTTGGGAATGGCGAATTTCACCCCATCCACGACCACGGTTTCGGGTTCCTCCTTCATTTCTTCCTTTGGCATAACTTCCAGCACAGCCGCTTCCACGTGGCGGGCGGCAACGGGCTTACCTTCTTCCTTGGCGATCTCTTGCGCCTTCTCCCATGCGGCGGGCTGTTGCTCTGCGGGGAGCTTTGCTAGAGGGCGGGCTTGCGCTTCGTTGGTAGGTATCGTTTGTGCGCAATTGCGCACATTTTCAACAACCTTGGCTGATTCTATTAGTTGATAGACGTGCCGCTTTTCCCATCCAAGCTTTTCGCGGCAATAGTCCTCGAAAGTCTTGTGGGTTGAACGGTAGAGCTTACCGACCTGAATTCTTCCAAAGGCAGCTCCGACATCCACAAATGTCTGCTTGCCCTTTTCGATTACAGCTTCCAGTGCCGCCAACTCTTCCGACTCGGCGGGGGTGATGAGTTCGGCGCTCACTTCCCCACCTCCCGAGCTTCGATCTTGTCGAGGATGGCGGCGAGACGCTCGGCGGTGGCCATGGCCTCGGCGATCATTTCGTCGAGGGTCATTGTGATACCCCTCCCATTTTGGTTCTCAGTGCATCCTCAACCCACGACGAGAAACTAACCTTCTCGGCGGCGGCTTGTTTCTTGGCGATTTTGAGGAGCCGGATGTCGATTGAAAGTGACGGCTTGGTTTTGGTTTCCCCGGTCGGCGGGCGTCCCGGCTTGCGGGTGATTGGTTTTGGTTTTGCGCTCATTGCTGAGGGCAAGAAATACCCAAAAAATACCCACGTAAACAAAAATCGTCTTTTGGGTTAAAAATGGGCAGGAAAATTATTTGAAACCGTTGGGTTTTTGGGTTATCAACACGGTGTTATGAAAGAAGAACAACCAAAGAAACCCGGCGGACGCCCAAAAATGAACGAGGCCGAGAAGCGCAGAAAGCCAGATATCTCACTGTCCAAGGAGGTGATTGCGGCGGGGAAGGATCACGCAAAAGCATGCGGGATGTCGTTCTCAGCATTCGCGGAATCAGCCATACGCGAAAAACTGGCAGCTTGCCCAGTCCAGCCGCTGCGCCCCCTGAGGCAGTCCCGCACAGTCAACCCGAACCGAGGAAATACCGACCGCGCCTGATCATGCTTTGCCGTTCTACCCGGCAGATAACAAATTAACAGATAAAAATCCCGATGACCGCCCAGCCCGTCAAATACCGCTCCGTCTCCATCACCGTTTACCCCATCACGCGGGCAGACGGCGGGACCTACTGGCAATTTAAGCGGCGCAACGGGATCCGGGTCACGCGGGCGACTCTCCCGAAGATCAAAACCGAGGCGCTCAAAGAGGCGCAGACGCTCTACAAGGGCGGGCTGGAGATTGACGACCTAACCCCGGACCAGATCCGCGCCATCAAACGGATGTTGGAGGCCGATCCAGAGCTTCGCATGGTCGATGAGTTCATCCTCTGGCACTCCCGGCGAGCACCGAAGAAAAACCTGGGGGATGCGCTCGATGAGTTCCTGGCGGCGAAACTCTTAAATCAGGGGCGGTCGGCGCAAAACGTGAAAACGCTCAGGGCGAGACTGAAACCGCTGGATCCGCTGCGGGGTATGCTGCTCAGTAGCGTATCGGTGCAAGACCTCCCCGACCTCGTGGGCGAGCCACGGACGCGAAAAAACGTGCGGGCGGCGTGGATCACGTTTTTCCGTTGGTGCGCGGAAATGGAGTTTTTGCCTCACGGAGAAAAGACGGCACCGGAACGTCTCGGCAAACCGATTGCCCGACGCAAGGTGCCGTCCACCTATACGCCTGCGGAGCTGGCAATCCTCCTGGGCGGTGCCAGTCCCAAATTTTTGCCATGGATCGCCTGCGGGGCATTTGCGGGGACCAGGACCGATGAGGTTTACCCGCTGCCAGGCGGCGAAAAATCCCCGCTCGATTGGTCAGATTTCGATTGGCCGGCGAAGATTATCAGGATCCGGCCCGAGACGGATAAAAACGGGCATGGTCGGATTGTGCCGATCCTTCCGGCGCTGCGGGCATGGCTCTACCCGGCGCGGAAGAAATCCGGCCCGCTGATCTCCTGCCTGCCGTCATCGGGTAATGAGCCGGAGACGAAGCGGCTGGGGACGCTCATCGGAGGGTGGAAGGCAAACGCCCTGCGGCACTCCTACATCAGCTATCGAGCCGCCGAGGTGGGGCTGGCCCAGACGGCCATGGAAGCAGGCAACTCGGAAAGCGAAGCGCGGAAATCGTATAACGATTCCAAGTCCCCGGCGGAGGCCAAGGCTTGGTTCGGGGTAGTGCCCTAGCCGGGGATTGAACCCGGCGGGGGGTTAGGCGGCTTGAAAAACAAAGTCTGAAGGGTAAAATCCGAAGCGTTGGGCGGCGGCGGTTGCAGTGTGAAACTCGCGAACTTTGGCGCGGCGGATAATGTTTTCAGCGCCGACGCGGTAGCTTTTGCCGGAATAGCTGAGGGGCTTAGTCAGAACCTTGTTGAAGCACTGGGCACCGACCGTGCGGCCATCAGCAAGGCGGATTCCGTGGACTAATCTTTTTCCGCAGCATTCGCAAACGGTCTCGGTATCGTAGCCGGTGATTGTCAGCGTGGCGGATTCGGTTGCGGTGTTGGACATGCGCAAACCCTACGGTGTGATTCTTATTCTGTCCACAATTAAATAAGAGGGATGACGATTTATTTTTCCGGCAGGATTTTAGCGATGAATACCCCGCGGCTGTCAGTCCCGCGGAGCCGGTCGAGACGGTCCCATTCGGCGGGCGGCATCGAGACGCTGCGGGTCACGACCGTCTTCCCGGTTGGCTTCCTGCCGCCGCCGGGAGCGCGTTTGCGTGGCGGGGTCATGCGTTTTCTTGGGTGATGGCTTCAAGCGTCCCGGCTGGCGCTTCGTATTCGTCCAGCGTGTGACTGAGCGCGCGGAGAAAATCACCGTAGATGGTTTTCATGTCTGAGATAACGTCGCCATTTTCGAGGGATTCCGCGAGGCGCTCACGGATGCGGGCGCGAAATTCGCAGTAATCACCTTCAAGGCTGGCGGGCATGTTTTCGATTTGGTCTGAGTTCATTGGTTTCGTGGGTTGCGCCGGGGTGGAACCGGCTGGGTTGGGGTTAGGCGGCAAATACGGCTTCGATGATTTCGGACGGTGCTCCGATGGCTTGCAGCTCGTGAAGGACTGCGCGGCGAGCGGCAGCGAGATACTGGCGGGCAAACTCCACTGGGCTTCCATTTTCCAGCTCTTCCGGCAGGCAACCGGCGAGGTAATCCCGCTGGTAGCTGTATTGGCTGGAGTGAATTTCCAGATCTTCGGATTCAATGGCGTTTTCAATTTGGGATGCGTTCATTTTGTTGGTTTCGGTTGGGGTTGGATTGCCGGGGGATTGGACCCCGCTTGGTTTTGATTACAGTCCGCGGAGCTTTTTGCTGAGTTCGTCACGCTTGGCTTGAAGTTCGATCACTGCTTGGTGCTCTGGCTTGAATCCTGCATCATAGAGATCCATGATTTCGTTGCTGATTTTTGCGATTTGGCTGAGGAGTTGGTTGGTGTTGGACATGCACGACAACTACCGCCCGGAACCCCACTCGTCAACAATTAAATAAGGGGAAATGAAAATAATTTCGCATGGTCATTTCGTCGGGGTCTGAAATCCTCCCAGCGCGGGCGGAAAGCCAGCGTTTGCAAGCGGGAAATTCAAGCGGTCAACTCGTGGTCAACTCCGAAGAATCTCTTTGATTTTCAACGACTTAAGGGCGGAGGGGGTGGGATTCGAACCTACGATTTGGATAAATTTCCGGATTCACCGTGATTCACCGTGAATCCATGACGCTGATTCACAGTGCTTTACGGTGATTCACTGTTTCATGGCGGGATCGTGCGAATCCAAAAAAGCGGTCAACTCCCGCTCAACTTTTCCTCTTGGTGGTTTCGGAAAATCGGGTAGCGGTGGCGGCGTCAGGAGCAACCGATTGGAAACCGGCCTGGCATTTCATCGAAATGCAAAACCACCAAATATCCTCCTATTCTCTCCATCCGCCCGTTGTCATTTCCGGGGTTTCCACGGGTGGGGAGAGTCGGGGGATTTTTGATTCTATGAACTACGATAAATTCATCCTCGCAAAAAACCGATCACACGTTGCCGCCGGATTCGACCCCCGCCCCATAACCGCCCCGCTTTTCGACTGGCAAGCTCACGTTGTCCAGTGGGCATGCCGCACGGGGAAAGCAGCTCTATTTGAGGACTGCGGACTAGGCAAGACTCTCCAGCAGCTTGAATGGGCGCACCAGGTCGTGATGGAAACCGGAGAATCGGTTATTATCCTGACCCCGCTAGCCGTTGCCCATCAAACCGAAAATGAGGCGCGGAAATTCGGCATTGCGGCAAAAGTGGTTGCATCGCAAGCCGAATGCCAAGAAACGGGAATCTACATCACAAACTACGAAAAAATTGACCATTTCGATTGCTCGCAATTCGTCGGGGTAGTTCTCGACGAATCTTCCATTTTGAAAAATTTCACCGGAAAGCTTCGCCGGAAACTCACTGATTCATTCGCGCAGACTCCCTATCGGCTTTGCTGCACTGCCACCCCATCACCCAACGACTACACGGAGTTCGGGCAGCATGCTGATTTTCTCGGGGTATGCACTCCCGCGCAGATGCTCGCCACGTTCTTTATTAACGACACTTTCAACACTGGCGACTGGCGTTTGAAAAAACACGCTGAATCGCATTTCTGGGCATGGGTCGCATCATGGGCGGCATGCGTTTCTAAGCCTTCTGACATCGGCTATGATGATGCGGGATACATACTGCCGGAACTATCGCTCCACAGCATCACAGTTGATGTGGACGAGGTGACAGGCGCGGGCGACGAAGAGCTTTTCCGCCATGCCACGATGAGCGCAACCACGATGCATAAGGAAATGCGGATGACCTCGCCAGCACGGGTAGCTAAGGTCGCGGAACTGGTTAACGGATCGGACGAGCAGTGGATTGTATGGTGCAATACTAACGATGAATCTAGCCAGCTCAAGGCGGCGATTCCCGACGCTGTGGAGGTTCGTGGTAGTGACACGGGCAAGAAAAAGGAGGATTCCGCGGATGGTTTCGTTGACGGCTCGATTCGCGTTCTTATCAGTAAGGCCGGGATTTTTGGCTACGGCTTGAATTTTCAGAACTGCCGAAACGTCGCTTTCGTCGGTCTGTCTTATTCTTTCGAGGACTTTTACCAGTCGCTCCGCAGGTCATACCGATTCGGCCAAACCCGCGAGGTCAACGCCTACATCGTCCAGGCGTCCACCGAGGGCGCAATCGTCCGATCCATCAACCGCAAGATTGCTCAGCATAAAGAGATGCAAGATCGCATGAAACTGGCAGCAGCCGCATTTGTCGAAAACGAAAACAAACAACACCGCATGAAAACAGATATCAACACAGCCACCGGCGACGGATGGGAAATCCACCACGGAGATTGCGTCAGGGTCGCAAAACAGATCGAGGACGAATCAATTGACTTCTCGATTTTCTCCCCGCCATTTGCGGACTTATTCACTTATTCCGACGACTTACAGGACATGGGCAACTGCTCGGACATGGAAGAGTTCAAAGCGCATTTTGAAATCCTCATTGAAGAAATGGCGCGTATTATGAAACCTGGTCGAGAGGTTGCCGTGCATTGCGTGGATTTGCTAAGCACAAAGTGGAAGCACGGGAAAATCGAGTTCCAAGATTTCAGCGGGGAGATAATCCGTATGTTTTGGAAGCACGGATTCCTGTTTCATTCGCGGATTTGTATCTGGAAATCACCAGTGACGGAAATGCAGCGGACGAAGGCGCACGGGTTGCTCTACAAGACGCTCAAGGCTGACTCATGCGACTCCCGCGTCGGTTGCGCGGATTACCTGATCGTTTTCCGTAAACCCGGCGAGAATCCAAACCCGGTTACTAAAGACCCTGACAAATACCCGGTGGACTGGTGGCAAGAGGTCGCATCCCCTGTATGGATGACGGTGGACCAGGGTAACGTCCTGAATAAAAATGGAGCGCGTGACCATGCCGACGAGCGCCACATTTGCCCTCTCCAGTTGGACGTGATCGAGCGGGCGGTTGAATTGTGGACGAACGAAGGGGAGTTGGTTTACTCGCCGTTCACGGGCATTGGCAGCGAAGGAGTGACTGCGCTGGAACTGAACCGGCGATTTGTCGGGAGCGAGTTGAAAGAGTCGTATTTCAACCAGTCCGTGCAGAATCTCAAAAACGCGAAAAGTCAGCTCTGCCTGTTTTGACCATGAAGCTCCCCGCCTTCCAATTCTACCCCGGCGACTGGCGCAAAGATCCAGGCGTTCAAGCTCTCGATTTCCACGACCGGGGAGTCTGGTTTGAAGTCCTATGCCTGATGCATGAGTCGGAAGAGCGGGGAAAACTCACCCTCAACGGAGCACCGATGCCGGAAGACGCGCTCGCCCGGTTGCTCGGTTTGGATAAGCAAATCCTAACCACCACGTTAACCACCCTCTTAACCTACGGGGTGGCGTCAAGGTGCGATGAGTCAGGCGCGATTATCTGCCGCAGGATGATTCGGGACGAAAATCTCCGAAAAATCCGTGCAAATGCCGGAAAAATGGGCGGAAACCCTGTTTTGCTTAAGCAAAATCCAACCACCCACCTTAAGCAAATTCCAACCCCTTCATCTTCATCTTCATCTTCAGCTTCGACTGCTATTTCTACTATCGTAGAAATAGAAGACACCCCCTCTGTGAAAATCAACAAAGCGAGGGGGACCATCGAAGATCTGAAATCCTTTGCGCTCGAAATCGGACTGGCTGAATCCGACGGCGAGAACTGCTTCTGCAAATGGGAGTCCACCGGATGGAAGGGTATCAAGGATTGGCGGATGAAGATCAGGACATGGAAGCACGAGGGGTTTCATGCCAGCCAGAAGAACGGATCCAACAAAACCCACCGCAAAAACGAATATCCGCAAGAAACCCTCGAACTCCCAGATTGAAACCATGAACCTAGAAACATTTTTTTCTGATATCGACGCACTCATCGACGCTGCGCCTGACGACGTGGAGGCCACACAAGAGCAAATTGACGCCATCCGACTGGAACAGGACCAGAAACGGCTTCGGATTGCTCACAGACGCGCCCTAGGCCCAAGGACGGGCTGGCCCGAGAAATACCTTGATGCCGTTCGGGTCAACCCAACCGGCGATGAATGGATCAATGCTTTTGGGCTAGCCATGGACCGAATCAGGAAAAAGGGGATCGTGGTGCTCTACGGCAAACGAGGATCGGGCAAGACCCGGATGGCGGCGGAAATCGCGGTCGCCGTTGGGGATTCCCGCTACCGAACCGCGATGAGGTTTTTCCTGGAGGTTCGAGCGACATTCCGAAAAGGGTCTGAGCGGTCGGAAATGGAGGTTATCGACGAATTGTCACACGCCCCGGTGCTGATCCTTGACGAGATCCAGGAGCGCGGAGAAACGGCTTTTGAGGATCGGCTGCTGACTCATGTGATCGACGCCCGATACGCCGCGATGCGACCAACGATCCTGATTGCCAATCTCGACAAATCCCAACTGGCTGAGTCCCTCGGGAAATCCATCGTGGATCGCGCCCGCGAAAACGGGAAATCCATTGAGTTTAACTGGCCATCCTACCGCGTCCAGCCATGAGCCGCCGAATCAACCGCCCGCCAATCCGCGACACGAAGCCCAAAGGTCGGCAAATCGACATCGGCCTTGCTGTGGCCGGCGCGACTCTTCCGCCGGGTCAATGCCGGGACCTGTCGGAGATCGCGGCTTATTGCGGATGCTCGCGGCAACTCATCCACACGATACAAAATCGAGCGGTTGCGAAAATCCGCGATGCACTAACACCAATTTCCAACCAAAAAACAAAATGAACGAACTGATCGAAAAAGTGAAAATGTGGGGGATCTCCAAGGGGATCACCGGGCCGAACGGCAAGGGGACGCTGCTGGCGCAGTTGAGCAAAACGCAGGAGGAGCTAACTGAGACGCGGGATGCTGCGGTCGTCATATCGTCATTTGGTGAATATGCCGACGATGACAATTTCTCCCTCTTGGTGGACTCAGCGAGGCTCGATCTGATCGACGGCTTGGGCGACACTTGCGTCACCTTGATCCTCGCTGCCGAAATGGCCGGGCTTGATTTCCAAGACTGCCTCCAAGCGGCTTACGATGAGATTTCCGGCAGGACCGGGAAAATGATCGGTGGACAATTTATTAAGGACAAACCATGAAAACACCACTACAAGCAATCGCCGCAACCTCGCGGATATTGGATTATCTGCGCGAATTCGGGCTACCAGACAACCAGCGGGCAGACATCGCCGAAATCATCGCCCGCGAGATGGGCGGATGGATGCCGATTAAGGAGGCCCCGAAGGATCGGGATATTATCGTCTATTGCCCGCCCGCTCACGGACTCGACCACATGGCCAGCGTCTGCGCATGGCACGAGGACGCGGGCTTTTCCGTCTGCGAACTACGCCACCCAACCCACTTTCATGAACTCCCATCACCACCAACCAAATAACATGAAACCTTACCACTACGTTTTCCGCGTCGGGGGCAGTAATCCCTGGATTAAGCACGAGACACTCCAAGCGGCCACCGCCGAATCAGAGCGACTAGCCGCGCAACATCCCGGCGATTCGTTTGAAATCCTCCTGTGCATGGGCGTAACACGCACCACCACACCGCAGACATTCTGGATGGACGGCGTGACGTTTGAAGAAATAATCTAACCAAATAAACCAAATGCAACGACTCAAAATTGACTTCTTGAAATTCACAGGCGCAAAACGATTCATGGCCAAGGACGGCACGGAGTTTGTCGCGATCCCTCTCGCGGCGAACAACATCTTCATCGGCACGAAGACGCTATCGGGGGATGTAACGCTGATGGACAACAGGGACGGGCCAGATCAGTATGACAATGACGGCTTCGCATCTGTCGATGTCGGAAAGGCACGGCGCGAGGCTGGCGAGCGCGGGCCGATCATCGGGAATTGGAAGCACATTGGGGAGCGACGGTCACCGAACCAAAATACCGCGCCACCACCGACGACTGATCATGTGGGGAATGACGATGTGGATGATATCCCGTTTTGAGGTATGGACGAGGCGATGAGTTGACGTTTCACAATTTACAACTTGCCATTTATCAGTGATTTCCCCTCTTTTAGTGTTATGGCAAAAAAGAGGGGGAGTTACTCACGAAGGGCAACGGAACCGCATGCAAGGCTTGATGAAGAGCGTTCATGCTTTTGGGAGATGCATGAGAAATCAACTGCGAGAAAAGTTAAAATCGCATGCGATGAGTTTTTGAGGGATCGAGAAAACAAGGAACCAGAAAACACCGAAAATGACAAATGACCTAGACACCAGCATCAGGCCGGGGAAATGGATAAAGCGCGGACCTCAGCCAGAGGTTCCAGCCACTCCACCACTCCCAAGCATCGCCATTGCGAAACTCCTGGCTGAGATCAGGGAATGCACAAACCCAAAAGAGAGGGAGATTCTGGAGGCGAAATTCAACACTGAGTGTGCGACCTATGACGCATTACACCCAGACTCCTTGCCGATTGATGCGAAGAAACTTTGTGAGGACTTCACGGCATCTCTGAGGCCGATCATCGGCGCAGACTTCGGGTTATCCATTTCAGAGAACGCAACCCAGCATGAATGGGTGGCGATGCATCACCAGCTTTTGCAATGCAAGCGGCATGCTGCTCAATGGTTGAGTAAGTCCCGCAAATTTGCATCTGACAAATGGGGGGTTGATTTCGTCGCTGAGTCCGAGGCGCAGCTTGAGCTTGAGCTTGGCATTGAGCGCAAGCCAACGGTGATCGAGGATGATGTTGGGGTCATGGTGCTGGCTAAGGCGCATCGAATCGCCTCGATGGTCGCTGGCATCTCCAAAGGACTAGGAGGTAGCGCGGTCACCATACCATCTAGGGTCATGGGCGATATCAGGGTGGCAATGCGCCCAGTGGGGGAGTTTCTCGCGATGTTGGAAGAGGTGAGTGAGTGAGAAAGCCTAACAGTCTCACAAACGCCTCAAAATCAACCCCCTAGTGGGAACCCTACGGATCAGGCGTGAAAAGGGCGCGGACGCGTCGCGCGGGATAGATCTACCATTCCCAGCCCGTAACACCGTAACGATCAACAACTTAAAAAATGGCAGCGAAAAAACAGAAAACCGTCCGGGTCATCGCGGCTGAATTAGGCATGTCGCTGGGGCAAATCAACGAGGCGAAAAAGGCAGGAATCGACGCCCACGACGTTAAGGCGCTCCGCAAATTCAAGGCCGGCATTCCACCCCGCGTCGATTCCCGGTCGGAGTATTCCTCGCCATCGAAACCGGGGCCATCCTCCGAGATGACGCTGGATGAAATCGAGCGGGCGCTGATGGCAAAGGGAATCTCGGTCGCGGAAGCCACCACGCTCAAGCGACAGCTAGAAGGTCTGAAACTTGCCGCCGCCGTGCGCAAGGAAATGAATCAATTACTATCCCGCGATGAGGTTGGGCAACGAGACATCCGAATCGGTGCCGCCGTCTCCGCAGCCCTCCGCGTGATGGAGTCCGAAATTCCCCAGCTTTGCCTTGGTCTGCCGCTTGAGCGAAGCCGGCCACTCGTCAAAGAGCGGATCCGTGCAATTCAGGGACAACTAGCAGACGGCCTTTCTCAATTCTGGGCAGAGCATCCCGAGCAATGAGCGCAGAATTTCGCACCGCCGTCTCTCCCCCCTCCGACCTCCACCCGGCGGAATGGGCGGCGTTGCATGTCCCCGTTGAAAACTCGGAACGCTCGGGTATGTTTGACCCGTCGCAAACCCGCTGGTTGGTCAAGCCAATGGGATGCATGGGTGACTATGTGACCCGCCACATGGTGATGCTGTTTCCGACCGGAGCGGGGAAATCGACCTTCTTTGAGGCGATCACATGTTGGATCGTCTCCGAGTCTCCCGGCTCGACACTCTACGCATCACAGACGGACTCCGACGCGCAGCTATGGGCTGAAACCCGACTCATTAAATCACTCCGTGGATGCGAACCGATCAAGCCGCTGTGGCCGTCGCAACTCCGAAACTCCGTGCGGAAGGATGCCATCGTTTGGCCGCACATGTTCCAACTTTTCGGCGGGGCGAACATGAGTAACTTCCAAGAAAAATCCATTACCTTTGGACTCGGGGACGAGGCATGGAAATGGAAGCACGGCATGGTGCGCGAGTGGCTCGGGCGATCTCACAACCGCGAAAACCGGAAGTTCGTTCTAGCATCCCAAGCGGGTGAAATCGCAACCGAGGACGGCATCGGTCAAACCTCAGAACTCCACCTGGAGCACGATAAATGCCGCAAGTGGGATTTCGCATGGCAATGCCCTTCCTGCGGATCCGTTCACCCGTTCAAATTTGAACAGCTCGCATGGGACGAAATCAAGCGCGAGAACGGCACACCCGATGACCAGGCGACCGCCGACACCGTGCGCCGGATCTGCCCGAATGAGGAATGCAAAGCGGAGTTTGCCGACACACCTGCGAACCGACGCTTACTGCATGACTCCTACCAAGAGAACGACGGATATTTACTGACTGACGACAACGGCTTGCGCGGCTACGAGGGCTTCCACCTCGACGCCGGTGGGATCTGGTGGATCCCATGGGCGGAAGATGTGCTGCAAAAGATCGTCGCTGACCGACAAATGGCGATTGGCGACCACACCCAGCTCAAGCAGTGGTTCCAGAAGCGGCGGGCTATCGGTTGGAACGAATCCCAAGGCGTGAAAACAATCACGATCCGGCAATCCGGCTACACCCGCTCCGACTACGAGGAAGCGCGGAAAATCGACAACGAGAAAATGCGCTTCTGCACCATTGATGCGGGCGGTGATCACTTCTGGCTGGCAATCCGCGCATGGGCAGAGGGTGGCGATTCAAGGTTGCTCTATTGCGGCTATGAACCATCCGAGGCGCAATGCGAGGAAAAGCGGCTCATTTATGGCGTCTTACCGGATCTGACATTTCTCGATGTGGGATTCGATCAAGAACGCATGGCCGGCATCATAACCACATACGGCTGGCAAGGCATCAAGGGTGATGGCAACCGGAAGAGTGGATGGGAATGGGAAATCAAAGCAGGACCAAAACGCGGCCAAAAGGAAACCCGACTCTATTCCCGTCCATGGCACGCGAAGGCTAAAAACGGAGCGAGGGCGAAGTGTTGGCACGTCTCAACCACGCAACTCCAATACATCCTGCAACGCCTCATCGACGGGCAAGGCGCGGAATGGCTAGCCTATGACGACGCCCCACCGGCCTACGCGAAACAACTCAACGGCGAGCGATTGATGACGAAAAAAGACGCCCGTGGGCGCGATGTGGAGGAGTGGACACGCGTCGGGGCTAACCATTTTAGAGACACGGAGGTCTATTCGCTCGCCGCCGCGCTGATGTATCGGGTGTTCGCTCCGGTTGTGGATTGACCGATCCGCCCAGCCCGGTTAGGTGCATGCATGGTAAGCACAAAAGAATCGAAGCCCCCAACCCTCGCCGAAATTGCGGAGTCACTGGGAATCCCCAGGTGGAGAGCGAACCAGTTCCAAGCTCAGGGTATGCCGATTGATTCCATTGAATCGGCTCGGGCATGGTGTGAATCCAAAGCGATGAAGTTTTACGAGTAACACCCATGCAGTCAATATCCCCGCCGGTTCATTCCGAGCGGGGATTTTTTATGCGCCTTTGACATTCGCGCCACGGTGGGGATTGCAAGCCCGTGAACGTTGCCAGCCTTGGAAATACCATTTACTCCGCCATTTACGGCGATGCTGCCGCCCAAGCGAAAATCCGGGGCGAGTTCTCAACGCTGGCAGTCCTGATTGCAACCGACCCCAACGCATCCGCCCGCATCACAAGTGCAACGGTGAATGGCCAGACATTCACATCGCAAAGCGCGATGACTAATGGTCAGCGGTTGCAACTCCTGCGCTGGGTTGTCGCCTGCATTGATCGAGGAAGCCCGATCTCCACCACCCAGATTCCAACGTTCTAACCATGGCCATCCTCAACGAATTCGGGCAACCCTACACCTTCGCGCATGCCGCCGACCGATCCAATCGGCGCGGCCCGCAGCACCAGGTGAGGAATGATGACATCGACAAGCTGATTCCGTCGCATGACCGCAGGACGCTTTGCAGCCTGTCAAATCGGCTGTTCATGAATATGGGTGTGCCTCGCGCATGTATCCTCCAAAAAGCGGATTTCGCCACGGGTGAGGCATGGATTCCATCCTACATCGGGCCTGACGCAGACGCCGGGAAAGCCATCTCAAAATTCATGGCGGACGTTTGGTATCCCCAATGCGACACACGCGGAGGGATTTTCGATTGGTGGAAAATGCTGGAGCTTTCCAGCGTCTCAATCGACCGCGACGGCGAGATTTTCTGGCTGATGGTCAAGGGTGATGACGGGTTTCCCCGGATTCAGCTCATCCCCTCGCATCGCTGTTATTCGGCCCACTCAAGCGACGGAATCGTCGCAGATGATGGACCGTTTAAAGGCTACCGCATCAACGACGGAATCATCTACTACCGCAGCGGTCGCCCCGCTGGCTACCGCTTCAACATTGGCACGATGGGAAGCCCGGTCTTCAAGGATGTTCCCGCCGCTGAAGTCATCCATCTTTTCGACCCGACGCACTGCGAGCAGGGGCGCGGACTCCCGGCCTTCACGCATGCGCTGGAGTCGCTGAAAATGTCGCTTTTCTCGACCGAGGACGAGCGGATACGCCAGCAAATCATCTCACGGCTCCACCTAACGATTTTCAACGACAGCGGCGGCCCCGATCTAGATGACCCGGTCAACAGCCTGACAGGCGAGGCTTCGTTAGAATCCGGCTTCTCAAGCAAGGCATTCCCCGGCGGCGTGATGTATCTCCCCGCCGAGGGCAATCAGCGCATCGAGCAGATCAAGCACGACAACCCCGGCCCGATTTGGGATTCTTTCCAAGACCGCATCGTGCGTGACGCCGTGATTTCCGTCTGGTCTTACTCCGTATGGAAAGGCGCGGGACAAGGCACCGCAGAGCGTGGCGAGGTACTCAAGTGCCGCCGTTTCGTGACCAAGCGCCAAGGTCAGCTCTGGTATGGTGCCAAGCGTGCGTTTGCATGGGCTTACTCGGTTTTCGCGGAGTCTGGCAGATTCGCCCCACTGAAAAACCCGACCGCATGGAGCTTTTCCTATCCGCCCCGACTAACCGTTGACGATGGCCGGGAATCCAAGATGGAACTCGATGAACTGGTCACCGGATCGCGCAACCTGGGCGAAGTGCTCGGTGCTCGTGGACTAACCGAGGATGAATTTCTCGACCAACGCGCCCGATCGGTGTGGCTGCGTAAATGGAAAGCCCAGAGCATTTCCGACGAACTCAACGCGAAACACGGTGCGGAAATCACCGTGGAGCCTCGCGAGATGTTCATGCAGACCGCAAACGAGATGGGCGAACAATCCGAAAAGGAGGCGCCTGAACCCCCAACCACTCAAACGAATGAACCTGATTCAGACTGAAAACAAAGCAGGCAAGGTCAAACTGACTGACGCAATCATGCCTTGGTCCGTTGAAAAACTAACCGAGGACATCGGCAAACTTTTCGGCGCAAAAGCCGCAGCAGAGGGCGCGGACTTCGGCGCGATCACGAATTACGCGGAGAACGCCGTGGATACGCTCGAAATCGAGATCAACAGCCCCGGCGGCAGCATTTTTGATGGTTACAACATTTACAATGAGATCATATCTCTGCGTGAGCGTGGCGTTGTCGTGACCGCAACCGTCACCGGGATGGCTGCTTCGATGGCGAGCGTGATTTGCATGGCGTGTGATGTGGTCCGCATGGTGCCACACGCCCGCATGATGATCCATGACGCATCGCAGGCCGTCCAAGGCAACGCTGAAAAACTACGCAAAGCCGCAGACCTACTCGACGGGCTATCTGCTGACATCGCGCAGACCTACGTTAACCGCACGGGCAAGCCGCTGGATGAAATCCGCGCCATGATGAAGGTGGAAACATGGATGACTGCCAAGCAAGCGGTCGACCTCGGCTTCGCAAACGAGGTATTTGACATTCGCGGGGTAAAGCCGAAAGCAGAGTCCATGAGCATTCTCTCAAAGCTATTTCCCGGCAACGATGAGGTTTCCAAGCTGGAAGCGTCTTTCGCTGAAAACGATTCCCTCCGCAACGACCTGACCGCCGCACAAGCTCGCATCACCGAGTTGACCGGACTGGCAGAAGCTAACGCATCGCTGCAATCCGAGGTTTCGGAACTCACCACCGCCAAGGCTGATCTCGACGCCGCGCTTGTGACTGCATCCGCTGAACTCGCCGCAAAGGATCTGGAAATCGAAGCCGCCAAAGCATCCGCTGGCCAACTCGCCACCCAGACGCTGGCATCTATCGGGCAACCTGAGCCGCTGAACATCGAACAGGGCAACAACACCCCGACCGACCTTCTCACGCAATACGAGGCACTTAAGGGTGCCGACAAACGCAACTTCCTCGCCAAGCACGCAGTCGAAATCCGTCAACTCGCGCTTGCGAAAGGCTAATCTCCAAACCATCTAACCACCCAATCAAATGGCTAACTCCATCACCGGTGTCAACGACGACATCATCTCGTCCAATGTTCTTTCCGGCTTCATCTCCGGCATCGCTCCAATCATGGCCCTCGCTACCGATTTTTCGGCAGACGCGGCCAAGAAAGGAGATAAAATTTCCATCCTTCGCGACAACACCGCGATTGATGCCACCCAGACCAAAGTCACCCACGGCGCATATGCAATCCAAGACGCGGATTCCGACGCTATCGAGATATCGCTCGGCCAACCGAAATACGTTTCTTGGAGCCTGGACGACACATCGATTGCCCAAAGCTCGGTTGTGAACCTTGAGGTTTTCGGTCGCCGCAAAGGGCACGCGCTCGCCGCCGGCATCCTTGGCGATATCCTCTCGCCGATTACCGCCGCCAACTTCGGTGCCGCCGCCTTCACTGGCCTCGCATCCACCTTCGACGCGGACGATGTGGCAGATATTAAAAACGCTGCCGACGTTGCCAACTGGGGCGACGAGGACCGCTACTTAGTGATCTCCGCTGCTTACTACAACGCGCTCTTGAAAGACGGTGCTATCCAAGCCGCTGACGCATTCGGCAGTATCGACGCGATCCGCAACGGCAAGGTTCCAACATTGATGGGCTTCAAGCTCATCATGAGCAACCTCATCCCTGCCAACGGTCAAAACCTCGTAGGCTTCGCTAGCTCGGGCATGGGTCTTGCCTCCGCGTTCCGGTATCTGCAACCGCAGGAAGGCAATGCCTACAACCGCGCAGAACGTCTCACCGACCCAAGCGGGATGACCCTAGGTCTTCGCGATTGGTATGACAATGGCACCGGCGTCCGTAATCGGGTTATCGAATCGGTTTACGGCTACCAGGTCGCACTTCCGACCGGCATCCTGCGCATGGTTTCCGCCTGATCCATCTTAGCCCGCCGGATTCATCGGACTCCGGCGGGCTTCATCCTCACCATTCAAAACTTTATGTCAGCATACGCAATTCTCGTCGGACTCAAGGGCAGCAAAAGGGAAGCTGTTTTGGTCGATGCTCCCGATCTCGTAAGACTCGCATTCAAGGAGGAAATCCTGAAAGGCCCCGCATGCAAGTTCGATTCTATCGAGCTTGTGGACACCCGCCAAGGACGATCTAAACGCTGGCGGAACACCAAGGCCGAAAAGCCGGTTCCGAAAGCTAAGTAATTCTCTGTTGGTATTGTTGGTTTCATGCAGCCGCCGCCTCTGGAAACAGGGGCGGCGGTTTTGACTTTCGCGGAGAGGCGATGATACGAGGCACATGAGCATCGTTTCCAGTTACGCCCGCAGTATGGCGTCACAAGCTTTTCCTATGATCGGCGAAGAGGTTGTCACCATTGGTGTAGTCTCGCTCTCATGCGTCATTAATAGCGCAAGGCATGGCAAGGACTTCTCAAGCGGTGGATTTGAAACGACCCGTAGCTTAACCGCGGTCTGTCGAAGTTCAGCGATGCCGGGCACTTCCATCCTTAAGAAATCTGCCACGGCTCGCGGTCAGGCATACAGGGTCGAGACTGTCGAGCCAAACGGAGACTTTACCACGATCACATTGGAGCAAGTCGAAAAGGCATGAACGCCAAATTCGACATGCCCAAGCTTGAGCGCAGCATCAAGCGTTTCGCAAATGATTTGGGCGACAACAACGCGCAGGCGATTGCCAGATGGGGTGTGCAAACGTGCCGCGAATTAGCAGGATCCACCCAGGCTTTCGGAAAGACGACAGCATCCAAGAAAAAGCAGTGGAACAGCATCGAAGCGGGGGCGCGAACCATCCTTAATATCGTCCCGAGCCTAGGAAAGAAAAAGGTCCGGGTATTACGGACAGTTTCGGAAGCCTCTGCATATATCGACTCAAAAAGAACCAGGCGCGGCAGGACTCGCCCCGTCCCGATTCATCACCGACCATTTATCACTGAAAAGCTTTTCGCTGACACTCTGAAGTCGCGGCGACTTCAAGCAGGTATCGCAAAAGGTGGTTGGCTCGGCGCAGGTCAAGATATCGCCGCCGCTCAGAAGGGATCCGACCGCATCAACATCGGCAAGAACTTCCTCGGCTACGCGCAGAAACATAGCGCATTCGGCAAATCGACCCACCCGGTAGCGGGTTGGAGCCCATCCGCGAAGCTTACCAACAAGGCGAGCCACGTTGCGTCGAATCACGTCCTCAAAAGCTCCCACATCGAATCTGCGGTGCAGTGGGGACTACGGAAAACCCTCACTTGGTATCGGTCGGCGCTCCGACGCCAAAACCAGAAGCAAAAAGTATGACTGTCATCACATCACTCGCGGAATGGATCGCGCTCAAACAGGTTTACCTCCCATCCATTGAATCACTGCCCATCGTTAAGATGGGCGACGACGGCGACCTATCCCCGCCGTTCCTCGGCATCATGGAGGAGTCATCGAGCGACCATGAAACCAACGGCGTCATCCTGCGGGGGGTCACCGACTATCAAATCGTGTGCGAACTCCACACCTTGCCGGCGGATGAGGATAACGACGGCACATCACCGGAGGATGAGCGGCAGATGCGTCGTGACCTTTACGATATCATCGGAGACGCGGGAGCTATCACATGGATGGATGGGCGGAACAATTCCCGCATATTTGACATTCGCACCGCAGCCCCGACGACAGAGGCAAGCGATGGGCGAAGGGTTTCCCGGTGGAACCTTCATATCGTCGCATGTCCCTCTTAACTACCTTTTACCATGGCCGCAACAGTTCACGGAGCATCCCGATTTGGCATCGCAGACGATTCAGCATCCACCGGGCTTCTGCTTGGTGACCTGTCCTATGACTACAGCGTCGAAATCACCTACGCGATGAATCATGTGGGCAACAAGGTTTCGATGGCGCTACTTAATGATATGACGGAGGTCACTGCTTCCGGCGTCGTTGCTGTCAAAGCTACCGGGATGATTGTTGACCTGGGGGATGCGCTGACACTCGCCAACGCCACCACTGACGGTCTGAATCTCAACTCTCAGAACCTCATCTCCACGCCAGTCGCCAACGCTGGAACTGTCATTTCCGGCGCAAGCCTAAAGCGGGTTAATTCCGACTTCGAGAGCGGTGAAATCAAGGCGATCTTCAATCCCCTCATCGCCACCAACTCACCTTCGACCGTGAGTTAACGGAGCATCCACCATGACAGGAAAAAAGACATTCGGCAGTGGGGACCTCAACCTCGCCGCCGCCATCCTGACAATGGGAGTTCCCCCCGAACGCCCAGACCTACGCGATTCAGTTAGCCTCATCGCACGCGATAACGGCAAGGACTACATCCGCTTCCATTTCAGCGAGGAATCCCCCTGCGGCTTCTACACCCCGGAGGCACTCTCGCACGCATGGTCCAACGTCGAATCGTTCAAGGTGGAACATCCCGGCCATGCATTTGGCCTGCTGATGGACTTCATCGCGCATCGCCCGAATGGCTGCACATCGCAGGACGACTGGATCGCGCACGCGGCGGCGTTCCTTGGGCTTCCGATTGACGGAGTGCGCAAGACCTTCCGGGACATTGGCCGGGTCTGTATGGCATCGCCTGAGTCTCCGGTTTCCTACGTCTGCGCGTTCATACGCAACCGTATCGACTGGATTTGCGCGGCCAAAGATAAGCAGAAGCGCGGGGCATTCATCAACATGCAGGACCGGAGCAAATCCATCTCGATGATCCCAGCAAAAGCCCCGAAGCGCATCCGCGATTACCTGCTTTCCCATATCAGATAAGACCATGACACCAAAAAAAGCACAGCATCAATCCGTCATCGACGCACCGAAGCAAGTCGGAAAATTCACACTTTATCCGCTGACATTAGGGCTTGGTGAGTGGTTGACCCAAAGAGCATCAAAAAACAAATTCAAAGACGGCGAAGTATCACTGAGTTACGCGCTTGAGCTTTGCTTTGCGTTCACATTACCATCAATCGAACTTTGCGCGATGACTCCCGCAAAGATCAATTCGGAGATATTAAAGCTCAAGCATTCAATCACCCCTGAAGAATACGCGATCCTTGAGGGACACGCGATGGGCGAGATTAACAAAAGAGAGAAAACCGCCGTCGTCCCCAAAAAAAAAGCGACTCCACCCCGGCAGAAAGTCAAGAGATAGACCCATGCAGCACCGCATCCATCATATTCATCCTCGGGCAATGCGGTGTGTCATGGCGCGATGCGCTTTACGAAATGCCGGTGGGGTTAGCGCATCAACTCATGGCATGCCACTGGCTATCCCTCGGGCTGGAAATCGAGTCACCCGCCGCGTCGGACATGACCAGCAATCTGGAAACCTTTAACGAACTTTCTAACCGGGAACACTCATGGCAGTTGGAACAACTTTAAAAATCAGCTTCGACGGTGCCGCCGTGCAACGCGGACTCGCGAGCCTTAACGCCGGATTCACAAACATCGCCAAGATCGGCGTGACGGCGTTTAAGGCTATCGGCGTTGGCGCTATCGCTGGCGTTGCAGGTATCGCCGCGCTAGCTATCAAGTTAAACGCCATCGGTGAGGCCGGAATCTCTGGCGACCGCGCCTTGCAGAACGTCGCAAAACAGATGGGGCTTTTCGGTGATGAAACCGACAAGGTGACCAAGCGTCTGATTGACTTCGCGGATATCACAGCAAGGCAGGCAGGACTCGACGGTGCCGCGCTAGGTGCCACCCAAACCAAACTCCTGACATTCAAAGAACTGGCGAAGAGCGCGGATGTTGCCGGGGGGGCGTTCGACCGCGCAACCATAGCGGCGTTTGATATGGCAAGCGCAGGATTCGGCACGGCGGAAACCAATGCGGTGCAGCTAGGCAAGGCACTAAACGATCCAATCAAGGGCATTAACTCACTCACCCGAAGCGGTATCACATTCACCGCCGAAGAGAAAAAGATGATCGCGGCCATGGTTGAGGGTGGCGATATGATGAAGGCTCAGAACGTCATACTCAAAGCCATCGAGACGCAGGTGGGCGGAACAGCGATGGCAACCGCTGACGCCAGCAAGCAAATCAAAGCTTCGTTTGAGCAAATCGTGGATGCGTTCGCGGAACCATTTTCAACGGGATTTAGTTCACTTCCGGGCCAGCTGGAAAGTGTATTTTCCACCATTGTAGCACAGGCCGAGAGGTTCGGAAATCTGTTCGCAAATGCCATCAGTGATTCCATCGGTGGGAATCACGATAAGTTTATAGCTGCGGGCAAACTCATTGGTGACACGATGGCGGCGGCGACGGAGGCGGCGTATCAATCAGGAATCATGAATATCCATAAAGGAATTATGAAGTTTCTTGAGGATATCAACCCAATCCGAAGAATGTCCGAGGCTGTCGGTTACGAGGGGGAGCGGGGAAGCCAATGGCAGACCCCCGGCTTTGATGAACTGCTAGAAGCACATATGATCAATCGGGGCATCAAGCAGCAGGCGCAATCCGTCATACAGGGCAATCAAGGCATGGTCCCAGGATCCGGCGGGCGCTTCCAATTCGCCCAACCCGGCAGCAACTCACCACTCTCAGACGCCAACGGAAACAAGGTTGTTGAGGTTCTCGGCAAGATTGAAAACAACACCGCGCAAGGCGCAAAAATGTAATGGCCAAACTCTACGGACACGCACCAAACACCATCGTCCCGCAGGATGATTTTAACGCCGCCCAGAACGAGAACGGCGGCTGGAAAGCCACGCAGTCCTTTCGCATCCGCAAGGGTGATATCGACAACTACAGCGTCAAGGAGGCATTCCCGAGCGGAGCAACGCTGCAATCACTTGATAAGAGTTGCGACGATCTCTTTGCGTTCATGCGCTTGGCCACCATCAAAGGGATTCAAAACATCCCCGGCGGCTGGCAGCAAATCACGGTGGAGTTTGTCGGATTCACCAATGGATCGACATCGGAGTTTACGCCACCGGAAACGGCGGCAAGACCGACCTATGGTAAGCGCGGAACATTGAAGGATGCCCCGCTTTATGAGCATCCGAAATGGAAGGCTCTTGAACCTGCGGAGCGATGGGCGCTTGGCTTATTTCTGAAGGGGGACTTCCAATCAAACAGTGCGCTCAACTCGGTTGGAACGTATGAGGAATACGATCTCCGCAAGACTTTCTATCCGGCTATCGACAACGACGGAGACGCGATCACATTTTCAGAAGACGCCATCAAGTTCATTGAGCGCATCGCACAAGGAAGGACGACCTACGAAATGGCGACCTATCAGCACCACCACCGCTGGCAGGGCAACAAGGGGATTACATCCGCGCAACTCAATAAGCTGGGCAAGATCGACACACCCAGCGGAAACCCTCCGACACCCGGCACCGGGCGCGACTGGCTGCTTATTGGCGCGGACGAGGAGCAAAACGGCAGCGGGGATTTCCTGTTCGACAACGTGCTGACCTACCTGCTCTCCGACGAGGGTGGGCATGACGAATTCTTGCAAAGCTAACCGATGATTATCCGACCACGAGGAACCGTCACCCTACCGAGACGCTCGCACGCAGGACTCGCCTTGATTGGCTGGTGCAAAGATGTTGACCGCGCCCTTCAACAACTTCGTGACCGGGTGTTTGAGGTTCCGGCAGGTGGCAGAGGTGGAGGTGTGAAAGCGTCCACTGGTTGCCCATTTGGAGAAATCATCACATGGACAGTCGGCGAAACCACCACGACCGGCATCCGTGGCGGATTTATCCAAGCGGGCATCAAAAATTTTAACGTCCCCAACAAAGAACTCAACCCCGCCTCCACCGGAGTCACCCTGATCTATCTGGAAATCGCCGTAACCGCGAACAACGACGACGCGGGTGAAATCCTGCTTCCCGGCATCGAAACCAGCACCGAAACCACCCCCTCGGGATTCTGGAAATCCGTCTCCTGGACGGCGGAACCGCTGACCCAATACCCCGCAAACACCCGCCCGTTAGTCACGACCGGCGTCGGCAAGATCATCATCCCGATTGGCAAGCTTACCATTGCGGCGGGCGCGGCCACGCTTGAAGCGGTCGGCTGCGGCAATATCACGATCAACCACTGCGGCGGAACCCTAACGGCAGCGCGAGGATGAACGTCCTGACCTCGCAAGACGTGACCGCGATTGGATGCTGCCCCTGCCAGCCGGATGCCTGCGAGGCACCGAGGAAGGAATGTCAGAGCATCAGCGTTGCGGCATCCAGTGCGGATGACGACTACACCGACGACATCGCGGAATGGGAGGCTGGCGGCGAGGTTGGCGATCCCCCACCGGAGCCGGAAGGATACGGTGATGTTACTCATGGCAGTTGGGCCCCGTTCGTGCAGCCGATGGGTGAGTTAACCGATGAAATTCCGACGCTTTACCGTGAGCTTGCCAGCGTGACCGGAGAGGTGGTCTACACGGGAGACATCAAATTTTATTATGCTATTTCTGGAAGTGAATACGAAACATCCGTCAACCAGTTCGTGCATTGGACCGCAAATGGCACGGGATTCGACTTCACGGCAATCCAACGCGTTTATGACTTTGGGATTGATATAGGTGCAGACGGTGGGTGGGCTGTCCGGGTTGTTATCGAGGACGAGGGGTCCGAAGGATTCCCCAGTATCCCCGCGCCATTTGCATGGGTTGAAACCGACCCTCCAGAATCCCCGCCATGCACGGCAACACTCAAGATCGTAGTCACGCTGGACCGCTCCGCTGAGGATGCTGGCAGCGCGGTGGATGTGCCGACGCTGCCCATCACCGAAGACCCAGAGGGTGACGACCATCCGGCTGGATGGGATGCTGCGGACGACTGGCAATGGACTAACCTGACGGAGAAAACGCAGGACTCGGCGGAACTTGGCGAAGGTGTGGACAAGGACGCTGTTATCGCCAGAGCGACCGAAAAAATGCCCGATGGATGGGACGATCCCGATGGTGATGCATGTTCATCGTCTGTCGTCACTGCATGGCCGAAGATCGGGGATTTACTATCAGGCGCAGACCCCGAAGCGGATCCGCCAGTTGCGGCAAGCTGGCCAGCGTGCAGTTCGGAAGAATTACCAATCTCGGCAACCGGAAGCGCCACCGTCACCAAAGCCCGCTACCGCGTCGGTATTCCCGCCGGCGCACGCTGGGACGCGACCACCGCCGAATGGCTGGCTTGGGACGCGGCAGGCGAGGAGGACGAAGAGCGCGGCGATGAACCCCCGAAAACCACGCTCGACGCCGCGCATGCCGCGTGGGAGATCGCGCATGCCGCCTGGACTGCCGCCGACCCGGACGAACGCGGCGAGGAACCGTTGGAGCCGACGAAGCGGACCACCTACGAACTCCAGTGGGACGAAGTGTTCTTCCCGGCGGAGTGGGAGGCATGGAAAGCCCTATCAGACGCCTTCGATGCCGCGACTGCCGCACATGCAATCTGGGAGGATGCCGACCCCGACGACCGGGGCGACGAACCCGTCATCCCCGATGACCCAGGCGCGGAACCCTCGCCCGCGCCATCGTTGGTCACCTCGCGCTCGTGGGTTTACGGTGGGGTTGATGAATGGTCTGGCTGGTTCGAGATCGCGATTCCCGAAGGCCCAGGTGAAACCCGGGTGGTCAATCAACTCGTCATCTGCTACCGCTCCGCATCCTTAGGCCAGAAACCCACCGCGCACGGGGAGGTGTATGAACTCTGAACCGACGCTATGGCCGCGCCCGCGCAAGCGTGACACGAAGCCCCCGACGTATGCCATGGGGACGCCAGAGAAGCCCGTGGGGGTGGTTATCACCCCGCCCGTCAAGGGATCGTCCACGGTGGCGCGATGCAAGACCTGCGGACCAGCCAAGCAGCCCGCGCTTTGACATTCGCGGGGCATTGGCGACACCCTGCGCATGGCTAAGATTTCAGACGCACGGGCGACTTATGGGCTACAGGCGGCAGGGATTCACACATCATCCGGCGTCAGCGGCTCAGTTCAAATCGGAACCCAGCAAACACAGGTTAGATTCCCGACCGCCGACGTTGCTTATTCGATTCGGGCTATTTTCGCAGGAACCGCAGACAATTTGGTCATTGACCTAACCGACTGCGACACGACCGGAAGCACGGCGTTCGTGGCCGGCACCGCACAGGTCGAAACTGCCACCATCACGGCAGCATCCGGCGCGACGACCGGCACGATGACGATGGTTTTGACCGCAGCAGGGATGACCGGCAGCCCGCTCAACGTCCCGGTTGCGCTCGTCACTGGCACGCACACTACCGCAGCTCTAATCGCATCCGCCGCCCGCGCTGCCCTATCCGCAAACGCTGTGGTCGACGCCCGCTTTTCCATCGGTGGAACCGGTGCAAATATCGTGCTGACCCACAAACCAACTTCGACCCACAGCGTCCCGACCGGAACGCTCAACCTCTACGCTGCAAACGATACCACGCTCAACCTTGCGATTCCAGCGGGCCTCGGCGTGACACTCGCCGCCACGTCCGCAAACACAACCGCGGGAGTTGTCAGCGATGGGGTGAAAATTTACGATGGGGATGGGAAGGATTTCGAGGGGGATGCTCTCGCAACTATTTCGGCTTTCTACGGATTGTTGATTAGCGCGATTGGACCAGTTACTTATCAATCAGGTGCTTCGGCTTACAAAGGTGAAATAATCGACGGGGGCATTCTTTTGCAATCCGTTTTTGGTGATGCCATCGGTGACATGCCGATAACCTTTACCGCGCAAGAAGACGGCGCGGAACTAACCATCACCGTAATCGGAGCATCCGCATAATGTCCTGCAACCACCTAGCTGTAACCCTGCCCGACGTGTTCCAGTCCGAGACATGGGACGGTATCACATGGGCCATTGAATCCGTTGACGTCGGGGAAACTGAGTTCGCATCCACCCTCGCTTCCGCCCGCTTCCAAATGCAGGACACATCCGGCAACGTGGCGCTCGACCTAACCACCGCCACCGCCGGCCAAGTCACCATCAATGAATCCGCCGCGAACGCTTGGAGCGTTACGGTCGAACCTCGCGTCCTCACCCTATCTAGCGGCGTTTATTCGTGGGGGCTAAAAACGACCGACTCGGAAGGCGTTGAGGATATCCCCTTCGCTGGAACCATTAAAATCAAAAGAAGTCCAGTAATCTAATTATGGCAACTCAAATCACAGGCACGGTTAAATACACCCTAACCACTGGAGCGCGGGGACCGAAAGGGGATTCCGGGGAAGCTGGCGAAACCGGACCACAGGGGGTGATCGGCGCGACTGGACCACAAGGTCCAACTGGAGCCACGGGGGCAACTGGTCCCGCACTCAACCTCACCGCAGGCCCAGTCCGCAGCACCGCCGGAACCTCAAGCATCGCCGACGGGGAGCTTTCCATCGCGAAAACCTCGGGGCTGCAAGCCGCGCTGGATGGGAAGGCCCCCCACACAAACATCACGTCGCACGGAGCTGTTAGCGGTCAGCTTTGCGACGAGGCCATTGCTGCCGCAATCACCGCCGCAGTCTCGGCAGGCCATCGAACGGTTTATTTTCCGGCAGGAACGTGGAATATCAACGCTCCTATTGCGATCAACGTCGCGCAACTCCGCTTTGTTGGAGAAGCTGGTGCCACCATCGTGCAAACGACAAGCAACCACGGTATCGAGCTATCAGGAACATATGGCGCGGCCCGGGATTTTTCGATTTCCGGCGTGAACATCACTGGCCCCGGATGGGAAATCGACAAATCAGGCATTATCTGGTCAAACGGAGGGACATACCTCGGAGACACTTTCAACATTGAAAATTGCGGAATTGGTGAGTTTGGAAATGCTCTTAATCTAGGAAATGTCAACAAAGTCTATGCGAAGAATTTCAGCTCAGTGCGCTGCCGCGTAGGGGTAAGAATGGCATCCACGCAAACGTGGATTTTTACTGACTGCCGAATCGTAGGCGGCAATGCGGCATTGGCGGACATGCCGACCTCGGCCTGCTTTAACATCAGCGGTACGATGTTCAGTGGCGTGGTAGTTGGTGGCGAGTTCGGGGGGGCTAATATCGAACGCTTTGCGGATATGTCAGGCGGAATTCTCGATGTTTACTCCGCCAACCTAGAGGCCTTTCTTTCAAACCAAGTCATCAACTGCACCGGCACGGCAGCGAAACAAATCGGCCTAGTCAGCGTTCGATTGTCCTATGCGTTCAGCGGGACGAAGGCTTTAATATCTGCTCACTGCACAGGCAACGTCGGGATTCCGACTCTGAAGATTTCCGGCCTTCGGGATTTCTCTGGAGCCGCTCAGGTTGAGCTGTGGGGTGAGGCGCTTCGCGGTCCGGAACTATCTGGCGAACCTGTGGCTGGGTCATTTGCTCTTACTCAAGGCGGCACCCCTCTAACGAATTCAGGTTTTCAGTTTTTGCCGGGAATGAGGCAAATCAGGGGAACTGGAAATTTACCTAATTCCGGTATTCAAATTTGGGAGCTGGCAGGTAACCAGACAAACGATACATTGCCGGATACGTGGGCGACGAATCCCGTGATGCGATACCTCAACCATCACACAGGAGCGGCGGCGAGAAGCTCACTATTGAATGACATACTTTCGAAAGTTTTATTCGTCAGTTATAATGATTTCCCCACGGTTGGCACTACTGAAACGGACCTCATCCGCGACACTGACAACCACTCACCGTTTTCAGTCCGCTCGTCGGGTTTTTCAATACCGATTGGATCGTTTGTGACTTACGGCGAATCCGTTAAGGTAATCGCCCATGGAAAGTTTGCCGCTACTGACAACAATAAGACCATTAAGGTGATCGTCAGCGGAACCGGAGGCGCTGGACTAACGCTTGATTTCGGCGCTGTAGTTGCCAGCGGTGAGGCGTGGACCGTGGAAATCGAAATGATCCGTGGATACGGCACCGGAAACGCTATCAAGGTTTTCGCCACACTACGAACATCGACAATCTCAAAGGTTTTGGAAGGGGTATCCACTAACAACGTGACTAGCGCGGTTTTGTTAAGACTCACCGGAACCGGCACAGACAACGGGGATATCATAGGTAGATCGGGAAAAGCGGTTTGGAATCGCTCACCGAAAGCATCAAGTTTTTAACGGAAAGCCCATGAAAACCATTATCCTCATCCCGGTCTATCTCTATTGCCTCGCAGCATCCGCTCCCACCCACCCATGACCCTCACCGCACAACTCACCGCCGCCGCCGTCGTCCCCTCTCTGCCATCGCTGGCGGTCACGCTCACGCTCATCGAGCTGGCCTTTACAAAATCACCCACCACCACCCCATGACAATCCCGACCGAATGGATCCTGATGGTCCTCATCGCCCTCGCAACCGCCATCTCGACGCTGGCGGCAATCATCTACCGCTCGCTCGCCACCGAGATTGCCAACCTCCGCAGCATCGTCTCCAAGCTTCAGGACGACGTGGACCGACTCAGTAAAGGCTGCGGGCTCGGACAATGCCTCTACAAAAACCGCCAATGAACACCACCATCCTCGGACTGCTTGCAGCCGTCGCAGCCACCATCCAATCCACCCTACAGCAAGGCCACATGCTCACCGACTGGAAAACATGGATCCTCCCCGCCGCGCTCGCCGCTTTGGGCTACCTCGCCAACGACTCAAAACCACCGACATCACAGCCATGAAAACCATCGCCATCACCATCATCGCCGTCTGCCTCACCTCGTGCGCCGGGTTTAATATCTCCGCAATCACTCCATGGGGAGACGTGCAATCTATCGACGGCGCAACCGTCATCACCGCCAAACCCGTCGTCATTCCGTCGCGTAAATGATCGTCATCCTCGACCCCGGCCATGGACTCAGCAACCGCAGGGCTGGCGTTTACGACCCAGGTGCATGCTCTGAGGAGCATTGCGAGGCGACGATTGCGATGGCATGGGCTAACGAGTTGCGGTGCATCCTGCTCGCCGCTGGGCATCGCGTGGTGAGGACTCGCGTCGATCACAAAGACCCCGCACCAGTCGGGCAGCGTGCAGCCATTGCCAGCCGCCACCATGGCGACATCATGCTTTCGATCCACTGCAACGCCGCCAACGGCACAGCCAACGGCACCGAGACGTTTTATCGCGGGGCGGAAAACAAAGCCAAGGCAGCAAGGCTCAACCTCGCCGTTGTCAACTCACTCCGCACACTCAGCAGGGGCATCAAAGTTGAAAGCGACAGCCAGCATGCCCGCCTCGCAGTGATGTCATTTCAACCCTGCTTTTTGCTTGAGCTTGGATTTATCGACAACGCCAGCGACCGCGCCAAGATGCTTAATCCTGATCTGCGGCGGCTGGCGTGTGATGCGCTGGCTAAGGTTTTGATTGGCTAACTGGCCGATACCCCTTCGGCATCGCCAGCCGTTCATTCATTCGCGCCCGGTCGGACTCACGGATGATCAAGCCGACCGTTTTCGGCTTCTTGTCTTTGTCTGGGACCGTGGCGACCCCAAACGGAACCTTGACCATCTTCGCGTATCGCTGGAGGCAATTACCTAGCAGGAGATACATCCCGGCGGGAACAGGATGCTTACTGATATCAATGTCGGGGTTGCGGTCGTTCATGGTTTTGGGGCGGTTAGTGGTGCGGATGCGTCCACATTAGCGTTCGGCAGAGAAGGAAGAGGCATCCAGCGTTTCAGCGATCCGCGTTTTTCGGTGTCCGTTTCGATCCATGAGTTCGTTGGTCCATCTACCATTGGACTAGCTTGGAGCGTGGCGATGCACCATTGCTCGTCGTATTCGTCCCACAGCGCAAAATTTGCCCATGGCCATCCGAAGTCGCCAAGGATGGGCGTTCCATCCAGCGGGGCGGTTTCCGGCGGCAACCAACCAGCCGTGGGAGCCAACCGATCAGCAGCTTTCTCTTTCGCAGGGCAGTAGTGGACTGACATACTGAGGATGTCTTCGTTGCATTTAGGGCAGTTCATCATTGGCTTTTTCTTTCACTCGGTGGCTCCACATCGGCGTTCTCCCAATTAAAATGGATGCAATCAGGATGACCTCCCGCCAATTTTAGGAAAGATGTCCGAATGTGTTCTGCGGATATTCTGGCCGCGTCTCGCTGGCGCTCCATCTCGCGGGCGTGCTCCGTCATGTCGATTATAGCCGTGGAGATTCCAGCCACATCATTCCGTTTTGCATCTGTTTCTGGCGTATCGGAAACAGAAGGAGAACAAGACGCATCATCCAACGATGACTCGCCTGTTGTTTGTTGATCGCCTTCCGGCTCCGTCGATTGATTGTTGGTTTTCATGGATTTGTTGTGGTTATCCGTCATCGCGGATGTGCTCTGCGTTCTCCCAAGGGAAAAATAGTCTAGCGGGTGATCCATTTTCGATCTGGTTCCGCATGTCACGCGCCATTGCACGCGCCTCATCCCGCTCGCGCTCGAGGCGGCGAGCCATTATCCTCATCGCGTGATAGCTCACAACTAAAGGGCTTTTTTCAGCGTGCAGCTTTTCCGCCATCACGTCAGTCTCCGGTGTTGGTGAGTTCATGGTTCTGGTTGTTGCGATTGGGGTTGATATTCTTCCGGCGCACCGGGGATTCGCCGCATTTTCAGCCGCCTCTTTTCTCGCTCCGGTAGCCATGACGGCACCAGCATCTCACCGAGCAGTATCCGTTTTTTACCGTGCGACGGAGTGGAATGAATGACGATTTCCGTGTCCGTCGTCACGGTCTGCCGACGCCTGACGATTTTCCAACAGATCGTAAGCCCTCGCCACCTCGGGAAGTTCTCGCGGATTATCAGGTTGAATTTCCGCTCGGCCTGTTTGGGCAACGCGAAGCCCTCGGGATAAACGTCATGCCATGCGCCTCCGCTGATGGATGCTTGGACGTGGTATCGGATTGTTGTTTTTGATTTAGTCATGGTTTTGGTTGGTTGGTAATGCGGCGTCCATACTCCGCAATCAGCAAAGCATCCGCCGTTGCATGCGTGACTTTCATCGTCGGGAACAATTCCTGCGCCCGCCGTTTTGATACGTTCTTGTCGCCTCCGGTCATGCATCCAAGGGCTTTCTGCCACACCTGCGGACGGATCCGCTCAAACGGGATACCAGCGGCTGTCAGTGCCATTTCCAGATGACCGAATCCATTGCCGAAGGTGAATGCCGAGGTCACGCCCATTTGCGGACTGGATGAGACTTGCTCGATGTATGCTTTGCATGGCGTGTATCCGTGGTTTGATGTTAGCCCGCAGATACCACCGATCAATTCCCACAGGTCTTGCAACGTGTCAGGCATTTTTTCGACGCATGGTTTCCCATCGGTGATCCATGCGATTGCGCCATTTTTTCCGGGATCGATTCCGATTGTTTTCATAATGGATGGCCTCCCTCGATTAGAAATTCACACCAAAACGCAATGATCGGCGGGGGTGAAATCATCACGACACGCTCGCCACGCGGAGCAATCCGGCGCAAGCATGTTTCGCATCCTTCGCGCCAGCCAAGCATGCCATCACCGTCGCCAATTCCATCGTGAGTTCCGTCACACCGGGCGGTATCGTTCGGTAGGGTTATCATGCTGCACCTCCAAACTCAGCTTGCCACATCGCGGCGAGCTTTGCCTTCATCTTGGACTTCTCCATCACAAGCACTTTCAAGCCAGACTCCAGCCTCTCGGTTAGCTCGCTCCGCTGGACTTCCAGCAACAGCGAGGGTTGACCAGGGCAGAAGCTCAGGAAATCCCAGCGATCCAGCCCGGTGACGGCCATGCATGCGTGGACTTGTAGCTCGTGGATGCCGGGTAGAACGCCGTCATCCAACCAGGCAAGGTGCGTCTCGGGCATCGGACATTTAATCTCGATGCCGTGGGCGTATTGATTCCATTCCGTCCTCTCGATCTCATCGACCAGAATCAAGCCATCCGGCGAACATCCAAAGCCCCCAAAATCGCTTTCGATAAACCCAACCTCGGTAACAGCAAACCCTGTGCGCTGCTGATAGTATTCCCTCGCGTGAGGCTCCAATGCGTTACCACGTTGGACCGGGATGTTGTATTCAAACGCCTTCTCAGCCTTCGCGTCCATCTCGGTTTGCCAAGCGTCTTTCGGGTTGTTTTGCACGATCTTCTTGATGATGGCAGTTCGCGCACCTTCGGACAGTTCGGCGTATTGGTCGAGGTTCGGCAGTAACGCCAACAGTTCATCGCGGCGGGTTAGCCCCTTGCGCGGGATGCCGTAGCCGTCGAGTTCCAGTTTGAGTTGATCGACGCTGAGCGTCACCTTCACCGGTTCCAGCGCAAACGGGCCAAGCTCTGAAGCGGTAAAGCATCGACGGCGCAGGTCTAGCCATTCGGGTGTTCCTTGGATAATTTCGGGGTAGAGTTTCATTCTCGTAATGTTGGGATTAGTGTTTCGATAGCCTCTTTGATCTTCGGCCATTCTTCGGGGGTGATCTGGATTTGTTGTTCTTTGACATCAAGGCTTCCGCTTTGCTGGGTGATTTGCAGGTATTCACCAGCCGCCTCGTTTTCGATTTCGATATGGGTCACAGCCTCGGAGAATATCGGCTCGTCTCCACGACCCACGCTCAGGCGTGTGATTCGGATTTCGTAAGGTTTCATTCCTCCCCCTTTCCATCGCGGGTGGCAAGCATGGCGTCTGCGTATCTAAACGCTTCGCTAGTCGCGTCCTCCGCTATCTGGTATGAATATCCGGGTCGGCATGAGGCAAGCATTCCCTGCAAAGCCATCCCGGCGAACCAATCGCGCAGGGCCATCCCGGCGGACGCCCAACCGTTCTGATCGTTGCACGGAAAAGCTGGCCCGCCGTCGTTTGTGTTTGTGTTCATATTTTTGTAAACCGGAGGGGTCGGACCTCCGGTGAGTGGTTAGGCTTTGAAATCTCCGGTCAGGATCGCCAGGCGGTTATCATGCGCCATCCGCAGCACATCAATCGGCGCTTCGTGCAACGGCACATCGCCGGCCACGACCCCCGCTTTTTTCGCCCGCCCGCCGAAGGTCGCGAACGTCGCTTCTTGCTCATGGCAGGTGGCTTTGATATCCGCGATCAACTGCGCCCGCTCCGTGGCCTCTGACACCTCCAACGGTGATTCAGGGACAATTTCAAGCGATTGCTCCGGGGCAAGCTCTGGCAAGGATTCAGGCTCGGTGTAGGGGTTGATCCGGGGGGTATCGTTGACGACTCGCCCGGTGGTGACGCGAGGACCATCATCCAGCGAATCCCCATCCTTTTCAAAGGCATCCCGAATCTCGGGCGAGAGTGGTAGCCATTTGGAAGCGCGGCGGAACACCGTCTTTTTCGCCATCTCGTCAAAGTCGGTGATCCATGGGCCGGATCCGCCGGCGCGGGAACGCTTACGGATTGCGTCAACATCGTCGCGGGTCATAACCTCGGACTTTTCCGACCCGTCCTTGAAGGTGATCAGCACATAATAAGCGTAGCTCTCGCCCCGTGGTTTTTTATAGTCAACCCGGTGGCAGACGATGCTCCCCCGGTTGACCTCGAAGTCATCATTTTCGCAAACCTTGTCTGCGTGGATCGACGCCACAAGGCCGGACCGCATGACGAGTTCCGCAATGCCCTTGTAGTCGAGAATCAACGTGCATTCCTTTCCGTAGGGAATCAGGTGGGCGCGGCGTCCATCCGGCTCGATACCAAGCGCGGACAGGTCGAGCAGGCAGCGCATGAATGACTCTGGAGTGCAGTCCTGGAGCTTCGGTGTGCGAGTCAGGGCAGTCAAACAGACACGGGTGAATCGGTCGGAGGTTAGATGTTTTGGCAGCGCCAGCGCAAACTGCGCCCGCATTGCATCGGAGTTGATTAGGGCTTTCAGCCCCTGCGGTTTCTTGTCGGTGATTTGTGTGTTCGGATTCATATTTTTGGAGATTGATTAGTCTAGGATTTCGCGGACTCGGATGGACTCGCGCATCAGCATGTCGCTGTTGGTTGTAAGCACACCCTTCGGGGTGACCCACATGTCCCACTCCCTCGGCTCGGGCTTGATACGGTAGCTTTCTGGGTAATTACTAAATGCGATTGCATTACCCGGAAGATCAACCCACCCGTCGCAGGTTTTGTTTTGGATCGTCTTCCCATCTGCTAACGCCTGCACCAGCGGCAGGAAATCTTTTGCGTTCGTGGCGGTCATAGTGGCAGGGCAGTTTGATTTTTCATCGCCTCGGCAGCGTCGAGCGCATCGGCTTCGGCGAGGAGTTCCACTGCCTTGTCCCGCTTAATCTGGGACTCGCTGCGTCCGTCATCGTTAGCGAGTGCCTTGGCGATTGCCTCGGGGATGTTCGGGGCGAATTGTGTGGACTGACCCTTGCCAGCGTAGGCGGTGGCATAGATGTCAATCTTACCTCCGCTATTCGTCGCACTGATGCTGATCGTGGTATATTTCGCATTGGCAAGCAGCCTTACCTGCTCGGTCATGTATTGTTCTAGTTCTTGGGTCATGGTTTCGTTGGTTAGTGTTTGGTTTTCGCAATTTCGGCCCGCAACAGTTTGTTGCATGCCTGTTCCAGTGCCTCGGCTTTGGTGCTTCCTGCGCCGTGGATTTGGAATCTTTGGATTTCGTCGCCGTCAACGTGGTGGGTGACGACCGCGCCCTTGTAAACTGGCAGGCGCATCGGGGTCATGACGATATAACCCGCCTGGAAGCGGAACCTTGGGTCTTTGGATTCGGTCACCTCGCGGATCCAAAAACCGGAGTGGTCCGTGTATTCGCTGAAAATGACGACCTCCGTGTCTTTGCCGGATTCGTCCGGCCTGATAACTGTGTTTTGCATGTTGGTTTGTATATTGGAGAGTTAACCCGCCCGCTGCTTATTCATTACAACCACCTAGGGTAATATGACAGAATGCTTCGGCTGATAATGTATCACGGGCGGGGTTTCAATTCCGTCACTCGACGGGGTGAAAGTGTTATTGTTTCGAGATACGCGAGGATGAACTGCGCGGCGACTTGCGGGACGATTGCATTGCCGTAGCCCCGCAGGAGTCCCACTCTGCCGGGAACCCCATAAGCCAGCGGGAATGTGCCGGATTCAACGCGCCTCGCTTTTCCGTCGGTGCATGGGAGGATGTCGAAGGAATCCCAAGCGTGACCTCGCAGTTCAACGGTAACGAGTTCCTGCGGAATTGTGACGGACCCGCGTTGTTTGCTGCGTCCTGACATGTCGGCGTTGCCCATCCCGCGAAGCTCGCCGCGTGGTTCAGCGTGATATTCGGCGTGGTGAAATTTTCCCCTGGATAACGAACCGAGTCCGTCACAGTTGGAGTTGGCCAGCCCGCTGATTGGACCACCGTCTGGAGATTGTCCCCGCCCGTGCCGTGCTCGCCCGCCCCCGTGCTGTTGGATGTTGTTGGAGTCGGCCACCCAGAAGAGCCGCTGCCGAATGTGCGGTGCGCCCGCGCTCGCAGCGCACAGATCGGCGGCCCCGACGTCATATCCCAGTCCTTCCAAGTCAGTGCGTATTCCGGCGAGCCATTCGCGCCCAGCCTTGCTTGCAACCTGCTCGCCAAACGTGACTGTAGATTCCCCGAAAGTGATGATATCGCGGAACACGGGCCAGAGGTGCCGTTCGTCAGCTTCACCTTTACCTTGCCCAGCGACCGAGAACGGCTGACAGGGGCAGCTTCCAGTCCGAACGGGGCGATCTTCTGGCCATCCTGCCAATTTGAGGGCGAGTGACCATCCGCCGATTCCAGCGAAGAAATGCTGTTGTGTGTATTCGGTAAGTTCATGCGGTTTAACTTCGGTGATGCTGCGTTCGTCCACGATACCGTTGGGGATATGCCCTCCCCCGATCAACTCACGGAGCCATGCGGCGGCTTTGGGATCGTGTTCGTTGTAATAGTTCATAGCCTTGGACGAATCCCGCTAAACTCCTCATACGCCCGCTCGTCTTGCGCCCGGCAAGCGTAGCTCATTGCGCCACGGGCGAACGACACGGCGGCAATCAGGCCGGCCATGGCGACGATGAACAGCAAGGCACCGAGAACGGGCAGGCTCATAAACGCGCTGATCGACCACACCCCGACTGCTAGGCTGGCGAAAAATGATGCGGTTGCCCATAGACCG